CAGACACAAAAGAGCCGTGTCCGCGAGCGTATAGGCAGGTTGTGGCAGTTTTGAAAGGAGATTAAAAGCCATGATTGACATACAGACTGAACTACAAAAAATACTCGAAGACGAAATCACCCGCGCAACGGAGAAACATGGGCGGCTGAATTCTGGGCATGAGGCCTGCGGGGCGCTCAAGGAAGAGATAGAAGAGGCAGATATAGAAATCCATAGCATGAAAGAATTCTATGGTTATTTTTGGAATGCTTTTCGGAGGGTGAAAGTTATCAACTGCGATTATTTGAACGAGGTTAGAGATAACGCCATCCGCGCCGCCGCTGAGCTTGTACAAGTGGCTGCCGTGGCGGAGCGGCTTAGGAGACAGGAGGGCGGAGAATGACAAAATTTAACGTCGATGAATTCATGGCTGAATTTCCGCATATGCTCGAAAGCGAATTTGTGCTTGAGAAGATGCTACAGCACTTCGTTTTAGCTTGTTGTTTGGCTGCGAGAGAATCACGCGAAAACGCACAGACTATTATAAATGCCATAGAAAAATCTCCCAAAGCGCCCAAAATCTTGCCAGTACTGGAAGCAATGAAAATGCATCTCAAACAGGAATCAAGGGCACCCATAATGGTACGCGAAGCGGCGGAAGATTTATTGACAGTTATCGAGGGGAAGGAAAATAGATGGAAACTTAAGAATGTCCAAAGTGTGGATGACTGTTCCCCAGGCCTTGATTCCTGTCCTCTCAAAATCCGCGATGAAAACGCCTGCCCGAAGTGCGGCGGGGAGATGGGGAGAGGAACAGGATTTATCTATGCTCAAAACATTGATGATAAAAATGATGGCGATTCTCACCATAACTACGAACATGTGTGTGGGAAATTCTGTAACGCCTGTGGAGTGTTTGTGTTTGAGAAGGAGGGGGAACAAGCATGAATAATCGTTACCTGTTTCGCGGGAAGAAAGTTAATGATGGAAGCTGGATATAAGGTTTTTATATGGGCGGCCTTCCTGATGTTATAGACCACGAAATAATGCATTGGCGCTCTGGTGCAGTGTATGAAATCGACCCCGCAACGCTCGGGCAGTGCACGGGGTTTAAAGACAGAAAAGGCAAACTGGTTTTTGAGGGCGACGTTGTCGAATACACCCGACACGGTCGTAAAATAACCGCTCCAATAACGTACAGTGATGACCATGCTTGCTTTTTCGCAGACGTAGACGGCGATGTTGACAAAGACTGTTTGTATGAGATAGGTTACCCAAAAATCATCGGTAACATCCATGACACGCCGGAGCTCTTGCAGGAGGGCGCGCCATGAATGAAGATAAAAAATATGACTATAGGGAAAACATGAATATATGCATGGTTGGATTTACAAGTACCGCAAAGAAATGTATTCACTACGAGCCCGATGAAATTGGTTTTTGCAAGTTTAAAAGGTATCTTGATGTTAACCGAATCGTTGGTCAATGCATAAAGGAGGTCGCGCAATGAAGGAAAAGCCAATCATCTTCTCAACCTTCATGGCGCGAGCTCTTCTAGAGGGGCAAAAGACTCAGATGAGGCGGGCAGTTTTGCCGCAACCGCGCTACCCCCTTAAATGGCACAAGGGGAAATGGCACGAATACAGCGAAGACCCAGTTGCAGACAAGACATGCAATAGCCCATGGGGATATGCTTACCCTGCAAAGTACGTCAAGGGCGACATACTCTGGGTGCGTGAGGCGTGGGCGTATGTACTGGCTAGCCAGCCATTTATTAATGACATCACACTAACCATAGATCCCCAAGACAAAAAAATGGCATTCATTTATAAGGAGGATAATCACTCCACCTCAGAACATTATATCTGGCGCTCTCCCATCTACATGCCCCGTGCCGCCGCACGAATATTCCGATGCGTGACGGATGTACGGGCGGAGAGGTTGCAGGATATAACAGAAGCTGATGCAATCGCGGAGGGGATGTGCTTTACAAACTTTGGTGAATACATGCCAAAAGGGATGATAAGTTTTGATGGTAAAAAAACATTTCATACATTCAAGCCAGAAAAACATGACGGGTGGCATATAGGGGGAGCGACAGGTCCAGACCAGTGCCACAGAACGGCGCGAGCCGCATTTGCTGAACATTGGGACAAGCACAACGCCAAAAAGCCAGGCTGCGCATGGGCGGATAATCCGTGGGTCGAGGTGGACGAATTTGAAAGGGTGAAAATATGACACGCGATGAAGTTAAGGCCTTGGACAACCGCAAATTAGACTGGAGGTATGAGAAAAATGATAACTGCCAAAGAAGCGCGTGAGCTGTCCGTTCCAGCAAAAGAACGAGCGGCCGAGTTAGAACCATTAATCAGAGATGCAGCAGCAAGAGCAAGGACAAGCATAACTGTACGTGGGTGGTGGGCAGAAAATGCCCATGCTGGAAGCGAAGAATGGGTTAGCGCCAAGAGATACCTCGAAAGCCTTGGATATAGAGTAGAGGCACAGGCCGAAGAGCGGCAATTCGTTGACGTGCAAGTGATTGTGAGGTGGGGCGCATGAAGTTCACCTGTCCAACCCCCGTCTATCCAAAAAATTACGGTCGCTATACAACCATCGAAGCCGACAATTACGAAGCAGCGCAAGAAAAGCTCTGTCGCTCATGTCCCGGACGGGATAAATGCAAGGGGTTGGAGGCGGATGTACAGCCTGTCAAGGTCACGCCGGGGCAGATGGGCTTGTTCGAAACATGACCGGCCTATCTCTGTTTAGCGGCATAGGAGGGCTCGATCTGGCTTTCGAGTCAGCCGGCGGAAAAGTAGCCGCGATGTGCGAAATAGACCCGTTTTGCCGCAGGGTATTACGCAAGCACTGGCCGGATGTGCCGATTTTCGAGGATATTAAAACACTGAGAGGTGAGAGCGTTGGCGCAGCAGTTGACATTGTTTTCGGTGGTCCACCCTGTCAGCCCGTCTCCGTGGCAGGAAGGCGAAGAGGGCAAGATGATGAAAGATATCTCTGGGGAGATGTTTTCCGGCTTGTCGCCAACCTTATGCCGCGTTTTTGCGTCTTTGAAAATGTGCCTGGAATCCTCACCATTGCCGCAGACGACATTTGCCAGAGTTTGGAGCGTATTGGTTACTCCGTCGGGATTTGCAATTTTGAAGCTGCGGCTGTCGGAGCGCAGCACAGGCGGGCGAGAGTGTTTTTTGTGGGGTACGCCGAACGCGGCGGATTGTCAGGGCTCCCACGGGGGTGGGCAAGGCAAGAGTTTGCGGACGGATGTAAAGATATTCCCAACCCCGCGCTCATCGGACGGAATGTCGGGCGCTTTGAGGGCTCCAGAAAACATCAAAAATGCAAAGTCGAGGCTGGAAGATCATGTTTCGCTGTTCCCTACCCCAACAGCGAACGATGCGAAGAACAACGGAGCAGCCTCGCAGATGAACAGGAATTCAGCACCACTGGACGTAGTGGCAGGCGGGGCGCTGAATCCCGACTGGGTGGAGGCTCTTCAAGGATTTCCCATTGGCTGGACTCGATTGGAGGGTTAATGAATGTCAAAGCGAAAGCAAGAGCCAGAGAAATATTGCTTGAATTGCAGGAAGAAGCTATTTCGCAAGCGATACAATGGACAACTGGAATGTTTCCAGAGGTTCATTACACGCAAGTTTTGCTCGCTATCCTGTGCGAATATGAGGCAAGACTTAACAAAGTCGGGCTACCATCGGAGGGCAAATCTCTTTCTGAAAAGCAAATGCGAAGTTTGTGGCGCACAATTGAATCTGCACGCACACCATATGGATGGGGATGTGACCAACAATACCACAGAGAATATTCAAACGCTCTGCGCGCCTTGTCACAATTCATTCCATCACTTATGCCAACGGCTTGGGCTAACGGTGCCTGGGAGGATGGTATTCCTAGGACAGCCAGAGGTGTGCCAGACAGAGTAAACCGCCTGAAAGCCCTTGGCAACGCAGTTGTACCGGCTCAGGCAGAGCCGATTTTTAGAGCGATTATGGAGGTGATGACTAAATGCCCAACCCCAGAGTAATAGATGCCTCATTAGTAGCGCAGGCCCATAGCAATGGCATCAGCACCAGCGCCCTCTGGAACCGTTTAAAAAACGGTTGGGACCCCGAGGTGGCGGTATCCAAAAAGACGCGGCACAGTCCGCGATACAAGAGGCGAGAGGGGCATACCGCTACACCTGCATCCGTGCCAGAAAAAGCGCCAGCACCATTAAAACCGCTCACCATTAACGGAACATACGAGTTCCCCATACAAAATAAGCATAAATACAAACTGGATCGGATTGTCAAATGCGCTGTCGGGCCGCTGGCGTTGTTCAGAATCACTGGAACTAAGGCGCTGGAAAGCTTTACGGCTGCGCAATTAATAGACGAAGGCTATAGGATACCAATAGGGGGATACACAGCATGAACACAGAAAATTTTGCGCGGTTGCTCTACATGACGTACCAAGGGGCGCGGATGGGCAACATGGATAACTGGGATGAGCTGCCGGAGGATGAGAAAAACCTTTGGCGCAAGCAGGCCGACCTTATAGGGGAAAGAATATTCATAGGCGGTTTTAAAGCTCGCGGGGCGTAGAGGGGTAAAAATCAAGGCGGGTTTAGTGTTTGGCCGCACAGCCCGCCCTAAAATCAGATACCGACTGATTATATCATGGGAGGTATTGGATGAAGAAAACAGAAAATGACATTTCACGCCCCTTTAAGTTTGCCGAGTCGTGTATGTTTAGTTATCTCAAAAACCTTGCGCGGATAAAAGCTCTACGAGCCGACCTAAAAATACTGGATATGCAATCATCCGTTAAGGTGCAAAGCTACGAAGAATATCAATCCACTACGGGATACATTGACAACATCCCAATTCGCATCTTAAAAATTGACACTCTCGAAGGGCTTATCGCTGGTGTTGAAAGATGGACAGGGCCGATCACGGACTTATTGAACGACTTAGACAGCCCGTACAATATTTCATCAGAACGCCAAGATTTGCTGGGGATACTGCGAGTTCGTTACATTTACGGTAACACATGGGATAGGAGTTTGGAATACCTGAAAATGTCCAAAGAGCGATTTATAGAGCGCCGAAGGCAGCTTGTAGAAATGGCTATCGGGTACATGGGACTTGAAGCGCGTTTTTGACTTCCGACCTAAAACCCGACCCAAAACCCTACCTAAAACCCGACTTGTTTTTTGAAAAACGGCGTTTTATTATTATGCTGGTTAAAAATCCCGGAGTAGCTCAGTGGCAGAGCGCTTTACGTAAGAGGTCGGTGGTTCGAGTCCATCTTCTGGGTAAAAAGATTTTCCCCTTTGGACGAATACCCAGAGGGGATTTTTGTTTGTGAGGACTTGACGGCTCTCGAATGGGGCCGCTTTTTATTGCCTCTTGACAAGTCGCTTATTGTCTTATATCATCGTGTCAAATCTTAATAAAGAGGTGAGGCGATGGATAGGCTATACACAGTCGAGGAAGCGGCCCAAATTTTGAGCATACACCCCGACACTTTGCGCATATGGCTCAGAACTGGCAAAATCAAAGGCGTGAAAATAGGCCGTGGGTGGAGAATTTCGGAAACAGAACTCGAAGCGCTCACAAAAAAAGAACCCTGAATAGCTGTCTCTCTTGGAGGACAGTCAGCTAAGCAGGGCAAGGCAAAGAAAGTCTCTGCGTGTAGAATTATAGCACGTAAGGGCTTCCTTTGGAGTGTAAAGGAGGCTATTTTTATGGTTACAACATTATTCCCCGATGAAAATATCGAAGCAAATCCCATGTCTTTTGAAATGTATGAGCGTGATGGCGTGCTGTGGGTTGGGTATGTGCCTGAGTCAATCCTTCTTGTTGATTGAGCAGGGAGGCTATTTTATGCCCAAATATTCATTGCAAGGCGTTATCAATCATCACAATGGAACTGAGGCGCTTCACCCCATGTTTCTATTTCCTCCGAATATCGGCGATTTTTGCCGTGCCGAAGTTCGTCTGGCGTTCGCCTGTTGTGAAGCAATCGAAAAAAGCGGCATGGTTTTGACTGTGGAGTTGCTCAAAGAAACAGTCAAATTAAACATGAAAGAAGAATACGCCGTGTACATGCAGGTTCCAGCTTACAAATTAGCGCCCATACAACTGCCACAACCGACAGAGCCGAAACAGACTGATAACCTCGGCGTAACGGTCGAAAATGGTAAGGTTATCGTTTCTTCGCTCGATATTGCGAGGGTGTTCGAGAAACAACATTATAATGTCATTCGAGATATAGAGAGCCTTGATTGCTCTGAAGAATTTAACGCCTTCAATTTTGAGTGCGTTAAATATAACGACCAGAAGGGCGAAAAACGCCCCGCTTACAAACTCACCCGCGACGGCTTCACTTTCTTGGTTATGGGTTACACGGGTAAAAAAGCGGCATGTTTCAAAGAGGCTTACATAAAACGGTTTAATGATATGGAGAAAATATTGACCAACCCTGCCCTACCTGCTTCGGCGCCTCCGGCCAAAAAGGAAAAACTGTACACGCCAGAGGAAGCGGCAGAGGAGTTAATGCTCAGAGGTTACAGGAAATTCTACGCGCTCATGATTCAAAGGGGATTTTTTGCGAAGGTTAGCAATAAAATGTATTGTCCAAAGCCGGAGTATATAAGGCAAGGGCTTTTCGAGATTTTCAGAGGGCACAACTACAAGCGCCCGCTGGTTACGCAAAAAGGAATAGAGTATTTAAATCGTGAATTACAAACGACATGAAGCTAATAGCCCCCGCAAGGGGGCTATTTTAATGCACGAAAGGAGGCGGCGCTGATGCCACTCACTCAAAAACAGGAAGCCTTTTGTCTGGCGTACATTGAGCTTGGTGATGCCAGCGCCGCTTACCGAAAAGCGTATAACACGGCCAAAATGAAGCCGGAGACAATAAACAGAACGGCTAAAGATTTGCTAGACAACCCCAAGATTACCACAAGAGTAGCCGAGCTCCGTGCGCCAGTCATCGAGAAGGCTCAATTCACGCTCGAAAAACACCTTGAAACCTTGGCGGAGCTAAGAGATAAATCTAGCCAACTCCGGCAAATGAACGCGGCAATAGCTGCGGAGATCGCGAGAGGCAAGGCGGCTGGCTTTTATGTTGAAAAACGGGAAATTACAGGGAAGGGTGGCGAGCCGCTCAATATTCCCGATATCACCGTAAACTTCGTAACACCGAAAAATGCAGAAACAGGTTGATATTCCAGTCATCTTTGAGGATTTATTTCGACCGGCGCGCTATAAGATCTACTACGGCGGCAGAGGTGGCGGGAAAAGCTGGGGAATATCGCGAACGCTGATTTTAAAAACGCTGCAGAGCAAATATAGAATCCTCTGCGCTCGTGAATTTCAAACCAGCATCAGCGATTCAGTACATCACCTACTGGCGACGCAAATAGCAGCTTTAGGGCTGGAGCAATATTTCACCATAGGGAAAGCGACGATCATGAGTGCCACTGGCTCGTCTTTTATTTTTAAGGGGCTTCGCATGAATCCCCAAGAAATAAAATCCACAGAAGATGTCGATATCTGCTGGATAGAAGAAGCCCAGAGTGTTTCAGAGGAATCATGGAAAGTTTTAACACCAACGATTCGAAAGGCTGACTCTGAAATATGGATTAGCTTCAACCCCATGAATGAAAGTGACCCGACTTATCAGCGATTCGTTCTTAATCCTCAACCAGGATCAGTTATAAAAAAAGTCAACTGGAACGACAACCCCTATTTCCCCGAAGTTCTTAATGCGGAGCGCCTGCATATGCTCAACACTGATGTTGATGCATATAATCACATTTGGGGCGGCGAAATTCTCAAAATCAGCGATGCCGTTATCTTTAAGGGTAAATTTGAAGTCAAAGCCTTTGACACGCCGAGAGACGCGCGTTTTTATCATGGTGTTGACTGGGGCTTCGCGCAAGACCCAACTATGTTGATTCGTTATTTTATCTCAGGGCGAACGCTCTGTATCGACCAAGAGGCCGGAGGAATCGGCGTTGACTTGGATGAACTTCCAGCGTTATTTGACAGCATAGACACATCGCGAAAGTGGCCGATAAAAGCAGATAATTCAAGGCCAGAAACTATAAGCTACATGCGTAAGCGGGGTTTTAATATCACCGCAGCAGATAAATGGCATGGCTGCGTTGAGGATCGAATCGCCCACTTGCGAAGCTTCGACAAAATCATTATTCACGAGCGGTGTAAGCGCACACAGGATGAATTTAGGCACTATAGCTACAAAGTTGACAGGCAGACCAATGACGTTCTGCCTGTTGTTATTGATGCACACAATCACTGCATTGACGCCATAGGTTACGGCCTTGACGGGCTGATTAAAAAGAAATCCGGCTGGAGCTACGGCCCCGCTGTGAATTTATGAGAAAGGAGGCGTTCATGTGAGTAGTAATTTACAGCCAGGCGATCCGTGGAAATCATATCCTCCAACGCAGGAAGACCAGCAGCGAATTGACAAAGCGCAGGAAATGGAGAAACTTTACGAAGGCGAGTTTGAAAATATCCTTGTAAGGCTCGACCGCTTCAAGGCTAAATTCGCAGACGCGCAGGCAATCAGGCTGAATTTCTTTCAAGTCATGTCGCAAGAATTCTCCAAGCTCCTATTCGGCGAAGATGTTGAAATTAATGTTCCCAAGGCGCATCAAGATGTCATGGACGAGCTTCTTGAATCTACAGCTCTACAAAGTAAGCTCATGCAAATGTCGGATATCGCGTCGAGCGTTGGGGGCTGCCCGCTCAAAGCATGGCGCGATGCCAGCGGTAAAGTGCATATAGATTTAGTTTCGAACAGTATCTATTTCCCATCGTTCGACCCCGATGACTGCACTCTGCTGACGGGGCAAACAATCGCATGGGAGCGCATTGACGGTGATAAAAAATACATTGTGCGCGAGATTCACACACCGGGCAAAGTGCGCCGCGAGGTGCTTAACGAACAATTTGAGCCTAATGACGCAAAGTATCAGGAATGGTATCCAGGCATCCCGCAGGATACAGCCACAGGTTACGACGGGATGCTTGTTGAGTACATCCCGAATTCTCGCTTCGGCAATGAATTCTGGGGTGTCTCTGACTACGTGAAAATTAAAGACGTGGTCGAGGAAATCATGATTCGCATGTCCTCGATTGCTGATATTCTCGACAAACACGCAAGGCCCAAGCAAGTAATGCCAGCCGAGCTGCTGGATAAAATTCAAAATATGCTTCAAGAATTCAGAAATGATATGGTTGGCACTGGCATGATATCCCGCACCGAGGCCGACGTAATGACGCGCTCTGGCAATTTGCCGAGCAATCTTGACGCTATTTATGTTCCAGCCGAGGCAGACAAAGGCAATCTCCCGCGCATGGTGACATGGGACGCAAATATGACCGGTGCAATGGACGAGCTTGACCGGCTCTTTGATCTGTTTTTATCGCTATCCAGTATGACGCCTGAAGTTTTCGGTATCTCGAAATACGGCGTGTCAGAATCTGGCAGAGCGTTGAAATTCCGCAACAGACGGACGCTTTCCGAGTGCAACCGCAAGCGCCAGTTTATGCTGCCAGGACTTAAAAACATCATCCGCGCGGCGCTGTCGCTGTCTGGCGTTGATATTAACAGGCGGGATATCGGTATCATAATGCAGGATGGTCTGCCGTTCGACGAGCTTGAAGCGACGCAGATATCAGCCGCTTGGGTTTCCGCAGAACTTGCGACCAGAGAGTCCGCGATGCTGAACGCACGGCCCGACATCACGCGCAAGCAGGCGCAACAGGAGCTTGCGGAAATCGACGCGAAAAACGCCTTGTCACAGGACGACGGAATGCCAACCTTCTCACGAGGGGCGGTGACCCCGGATGGCTACAATAGCGAGGAAGATACGTAGACCGCTGGAACGGCTGCTTGGGCGAGAGGCTGATAATCTCAAGGGATTATTTCAGCGTTTCGCCACACGCATTGGAAAACGTATGCAACCGCTTCAGGCTGCGGTGGATGGCGGCAAGTCCCCCACGTACTCCCTGCGCTATCTCAGAGCCCTACAGGATGGCTACAAGGGCGAATATCGGCGCTTATTGCGAGAGATACAGGGCTGGACTAATACAGGTTATCGCGCGATTTACCGAGGCGGACAGCGTGACGCAATCCTCGACCTAGCTGAGGCTGGGAAACTCAATGCTAATATTCAGCCCTCCACCGGAGCTATGCACCGCAGGGCTTTGGAGTTGCTGGCGAACGAGCTATACACGAACAAAAACCTTGACGCTACAGTCGGGCGGCGCTACCAGGATAAATTCCGAAGTCTGGGGCTGCAAATAGCGACTGGTACGGTATCCGGCGAGGACACTTGGCGGCAGGCGATGCAAAAGCATATCGCGGCCATGAAGGAATACGGCGAAGATTCATTCACCGATGCGGGAGGCAAAAAATGGGGCCTTAACGCATACGCCGAAATGGTGGCGCGCACCACAACTATGCACGTTATGAACGTTGGCAAAATGAACGAATTTGTCGAACACGGCGAGGATTTGGTTGTTGTGGCTGACTTTTCGCCGACCTGCCCGCAGTGCAAGCCGTGGGGCGGTAAAATTCTGAGCATCAGCGGGGCAACTAAGGAGTATAACGGCAGGGCGATTCCAAGCTATGCGGAGTCCGAAGAGGCTGGGTTATGGCACCCGCAGTGTCGGCACTCATATAGCCTTTACATACCGGAGGTCTGGGGTGAGCCGGATGAAGATGGGCGCGTTTCTGGGCGCATAGCTGAAAAGGCAGAATACGCCGTTGATGTTGATGACTTGTCCGATTATATGCGCCAAGAATACAATGCCACTGTAGCGCCAGAGCTGAAAGACTTGAATTTTCCAAGCGTAAGAGAAGCAGCCGCAGGTATAGAGCAAGTGCTTGAAGAATTCCCAAGCGCGAAACCTTATTTTACTGGATTAGAGATAAACAGGACGGCAACCGACGTTATGAATGTAAATTTTGAGGGCGTAATAACATATAATGTAGATGCCTTCGAGACCCGCACGAGTGCGATAGCAAGCTGCAAAGGGCCATATTTTGGTTATCTTCATAAAAACGCTTCAGTTCAAAGCGTTGGCGCTCATGAGGCAGGACACGTACTTGAATTGGCACTTATATATCAAGACCGCGCAATAACTAATAAGGAAGCCGCGTGGAATAATCGCGCGAAAGCGAAAGAGATCATAAGAGACGCGGCAGATAGATTAGGAAGCGGAAAATCTTTGGACGAACTTCGTGCTGAAATCAGTGATTATGCAGTTAAAAAAGACGACTCGGAGACCTTAGCAGAAGCCGTTGGAGATTATGTAGCGAATGGTAATAATGCTGCGCCGCTTTCCTTGGAAATAATCAAGCTACTGAAAGAGAGGTTGTCATAATGATGATTTTTGATTGGAGACCGTTTGCTGATTGGCTTAATGAAAAAACGTCAGACAATGACACCCGGCCAATGGAAGAGCGCGGGCTAAAGCCAGGCGCGCCACCGGAGGCCGTAGAGGTGTACGAAAAATACTGCGTCATTATGGAGGACAAAAAACGGCGCGGTGTGAAGTAGCTTCATTTTGTGTATGCCCCACCATCCACAAACCATCTTGTGAATGACAAAACGCAGAAAACCATACGCAAAAATATTACGACGATAGCGGCCTTCGGGCCGCTTTTTTGTTGACCGAAAACAGGTCGGACGCGGCGGGTTGATCTCCGCAGCGAGAGCGTGACACGTCCCACGCCTTCCGGCTTGTTTGTTTTGGACGTGGATATGAAAGGGGCGTGAGGAAGTGGAATATCAGTTTTTACCAAGTTTGAGCCTCGACGAATATGAGGCGCTGCGCGAGAGCATTCGCGAGAAGGGCGTTATCGAGGCGGTTATCACAGACGAAAACGGAAATATCATTGACGGCCACCACCGCGTAAAAGCCTGCGCTGAGTTGGGCATCGAATATCCAACGCGGGTTATTGAGGGGCTCTCGGAGGAAGAAAAGCAGGATTTGAGCCTTGAGTTGAATATGCACAGGCGGCATTTAACGAAGGAGCAGAAAAAAGAACTGGCGGTGGGACTGAGGGAACAGGGTTGGACACAAGAGCGGATTGGAAAATCTCTGGGAGTATGCCAAAAAACTATTTCAAATTGGGTTGGTTTAGTAAATTTACTAAATCAAAATTCAGACAAATCTACCCCAACCCAAAACCTCGACGCAATTATCAACGCCAAAGTCCAAGAACACGTCACTCAGCTTGAAGCGAAAGCCGCCGAGCAGATGAAGGCAGCGCAGATGGAAAACCAAAGGCTTTGTTCAGAGCTCAACGCCCTGAAATCCGCCCCAAAGCCCGAACCTGTGATCATTGAGAAAGAAAAGCCCGTGCCGTCCATGGAATTAGATGAGGTATTACGCAAAAAAGAGTCTGAGCTTGAGGCTATGCGGCGTAAGTTAGAGGAGAAAGAGGGCTGGGTTGACGCAAAACTTAAAGTTGAGCGCGAGCAGCGAGAGTCGCATTTTAAACAGCGTGAAGCTGATTTGCAAAAGCTTCTTGAAAAGAAAATGCAAGAAATTGACGCCGCTGCAAAGGCTGGCGTTGACGTCCAGGAATTAAGCAAACAAAAAGAAGCTTTGTCATTCGACATTCTTAAGTTAAAAGATGACCTGTCATACGAGACGCGCATTGACGGCATAAGGGGTAATTTCAGAAAACTGGCAAGTGGCGCAGTAAGCGCTTTGCAAATGATGGAGTTATTGAAGGGTTCCATAGCTCAAGACCCTATCTATTGCAGATTAAGGATTGATGAACTACAGGAAGCCAGGGATACCATGCAAAAACTCAATAAGGCATCGTCGGCGAACATTGAAATACTGGAAGAAATGCTTGATAAAACAAGAAGGGAGGGAGGGTTACGTGTCGTCTAAAAATTATGAAATCAAAGGCAGCATGGAGGCTGTATTGGAGAAGATAAACTCTGAAGAGGGATGTTCGCTTGAGGAGGGAATCGCGCTGGCTGGTATTGTCATAGTCAATCATGAATGGGCCATGAGAAGGCAAATAAGCGCGGTTTACAGCAATAAAATCAAGCGTCTTGGTGGCACTGGCTCAAAGAAAACATTTTTTTATGTGCCTCATAGAGAGTTTGGCAAGAAAAAGATGGTGCATGTTCACCACTTGTACTTATCGGAAAGTCAAAGAGAGTATGCGATGGACGAAATAAAGAAGCAGATGGAGCGATTGGGAAAATCATACGGGAACATTAGCCCAAAGATGCGCGTCTTATCAGATCAATGGACAGTGCTTTCAAATCACGTCTTTGATTTCGTTAAGGAGGGCGCGGCATAATGCGAAGCAGCGCCGACATAGAGAAGCGTCAAGGCAAGAGCGGCAGCACTGAGAGCCGCGACAGGAAACAAAAGCGCGATAAGCGCAGAGAACGGAAGGGAACAAAGCCTCGGAGCGATTCCGAGGCTTAACTTTTATCAGCGGGAGGCTGGATTTATATGTCATTGAAAATGTTGTTGGAAAAAGCGGAATGGGACAAGCTGGAGGAAGGAATCCAAAAGCTTTACGGAGAGAAAGATGGCAAATACACGCTGGCAGTCGAGGGAATCGAAGATACCAGCAGGCTCAAATCTGCGCTCGCAGCCGAACGCGCGAACGTCAAGGAACGGGAAAAGAAAATCAAAGCGTGGGAAGCGCTGGGCAAAACGCCGGAAGAGATAGGCGAAGCTTTGAAAAAGCTGGAAGAATCGCAGAAAAATAAGACGCCGCCCAAAGAAGGCGAAAGTGAACTGAACGCCGTCACAGAACAACTCAAAGCGATGCAGACGGAAATGGCCGCACTCAGGAAAGATCATGCCGAAACCTCAGCGCGCGAGAAGCAGCGCGAGCGTGAAGCGCGGATTTCCAAGTTGTTTGATGGGTATTCGGAAGAGCAGAGAGGCGATTTCATGCTACTGGTCAAGGGTGAAACTGAAGAGGAAGTTTCCGCAAGCGTGAAGTCATTGAAGGAGCGGTATCCATTACCCGCGAAACCGCCTGCCGGAGGGCCTACAAATCCGCGACAAAACCCCAAAGAGGATGATGACGACGAAGATGTCAAAGCGGCGAAGGCAATGGCTGCGGAAAAAGCCAAAGCACTTGAAGACATCAGGAAAATTGGAAAGTAAAAAATTCAAGGAGGCAGAAATATATGGGAAACCTTAATTCGGCCGGCCGCAGTTTTGGGCCGAGAGCAAGTATTTTGGCGGTAATGAAGGGCTTTAACACCAAGAGCGTTATGGTAAGTGACGTGGGGCTAGTCCCCGACGAGCACGGCAAGAAAATTGTACGCGCGGGCACGATAGTCGGCGGCATTGGCGGAAGTGTCATGTTGAATCAGGATTTACTGGTGGCCGAACATGGCTATCCATCTTTGCGCACGTCGCTGGCTGGGCCAGACAATGACTTGCTTTTTGCTGGCTTGTCGGTTGCGGCGGTAACGATAGAGTATGTCGTGCCAGCTGCCAGCACCCCATTAAGCGTTGCAGTTGCTGGAAACGACATTGTTGTGACCCTTGCAACAAACACGGATGGCGTTGTCGTGAGCACGGCCAACGACGTAAAAAACGCTGTGAATAGTTATGCCGCAGCCAGTGCGCTTGTGGTAGTCAGGAATATTGTGAGCGATAGCGGCAATGGGCTTGTTACTGCAATGCCTCAGACGGCGCTTGTAGTACATAACTCGGTCAATGCGCCAGAAGGCTTACTGTTCAACGACGTAGATGTGACTAACGGGCCGTTTCCCGGAGCGCTGCTCTACGTGGGTTCGGTAGAGATTAGCGCCATCCCCAGACCGCCTACGGCTGCGCAGATTGCCGCGCCCGGCATGAAAGATATCAGATTTATGGACTACAGAAACCGCAAGCCGGTAGTATAAGGAGGATCAGATTATGGGTAATAAGTCTATTTTTAACAAATTTGCGCCAAAGGCGCTTGCTGCTTATATTCAGGAATTGGCAAAACAGGAAGAGCAGGACTATATACTGCGTTCGTACTTCCCGACTGAGTACACGGCTGAGCTTTCTTTATCGTATCTCAGGGCAAGCGCGGCGCTTCCTGCGGCTCTCAGGCCGACGGCATTTGACGCCGAGCCCTCTCTTAGGCCGCGCAGGGGGTTCAAGGAAGTCGTCAAAGGGATTCCGTTCTTCCGCGAAGCTTTCTTTGTAGGGGAAGAGGAATACAAGGAGCTCATGGCAATCAACAACGGTGAAAAGAGCGAACGCTATGCCGTGCAGATCGTCAACCAGTATTACGAGGATGGCCAGAATCTCCACAAAGGCGCTCTAATGCAGGTTGAAGCCATGCGTATGCAGTTGCTGTCCAAGGGTGGAAAAATCGAAGTCGGCGACGGCGCAGCCATGTATAGCTATGACTTTGAAATGCCCAGCGCCAACCTCTTCGCCGTGGCACCAGGCTTTGAATGGAGCAATACGGCAACCGCAGAGATCATTAGAGACTTGCGCCGTTGGCGGGAAGACATGCGGAGCGGGCCTGGAAGGACTTTGCCTGGCGCTGTAATAATGAGCACCAAAACTTGGGGCTACATCATGGACAACCAGCCTATTGCTCAGGCAATTTGGGCTGAGCGGGGATTTGCTCCAGGCTCGGAGCTGACGGCCGCGCAAATCAGGGAGTACATTAACCGGAAGCTTGATACCGGAGCAGTTGGTTACAGGCCGCTTGAATTCATCGTTGTAGATAACGGCTACTACCCGCACCTTGATTCTGTGTTCGTGCCGTATTTCGAGGACAATAAAGTCGCATTCATCCCCGGTAACATTCCGCTCGGCAAGACGTTTTGGAGCGACACGCCGGAGTACGACGCCGGAGGTAGCAGCCTGAATACCGGAAAATTCACCATGTCGCGCACGGCTGAGTATGGCATTACCATTTGTCAGAGCCTGCCTGACCTGCCACCCATGAACATCAGGACGTGGTTGTCGATGATAGCCATGCCGTCGTTCCCGCAGGTGGACAAGTGCGGGCTTGCGATAGTAGCGTAGGTGTCCTATGGTCAGATGCAAAGTGCTCTGGGGGCGAATAGGCCCCCATCAACAGAACGACATAATCGAACTTAGCGAAACCAATGCAGACCGCCTCCTGAAAATGGGGGCGGTTATTATTTTGGAGACGATAACACCCGCGCTGAGCCTTACGCCGCCAGAACCTCCCAGTGATTCAGATGGACAACCAAAGCCTGAAAACGCGCTGACTCTTGAGCATGTACGGATATTGATACAACTAGCTGAACAGGCTGCGGCTAAAGAGAGCTCCGAGGCTGGGCAGGAAACCGAAGAAGAGAGCAAAACTGGCTCTGATGAGGAATCTGAGCCTGAACCCAATCCCGAAGAGGTAGAAACCTCTGAGTCAGAGCAGGAAGAAACGCCAGAACCTAAACCGGCTACGCGTCGCACAACCCGCAAAGCGAAAGAGGTGGAGTAACTAATGGCGCAGCCGTGGGTCACGTGGACAAATCAAGAGTGGCTAAATAACGCAAAAGACTACCATTCCGCGCGGCTCTCGGCTGACGCATGGGTCGCGCTTGGTGAAGCCAGACAATTGCAAGCCCTGACCTCTGCACGTACTTTTCTCGCCCAATGGTCAGGACATAAAAATTTCCCACTCGCTGTGTATGAGCAGGCGCTCTGGCTGACAACTGAAGACGGAACTAACTCTATCAGCGATTTTTCATCCGTGTCTGTTGGTACCAGCTCGGTGAGTGTTAGTTATGGGCGGTCACGCAAAGACGGCGGTCCTCCTGTGTGGATGTGTCCTATCGCGTGGGCGCTGCTTAAACCAAGCGGCGGCTGGGATGCGGGGAGAGTGGTCTGATGGCCGGTATTGTCGATATGTTTTGCAAGCAGTCGGCGCAATGGCGGCGCAAAATTCCAGGCAGTGAAGACAAATTTGGTGAGCCTCAATACGGAGAGCCTGTAGCTATCAAATGTCGTGCAGTGAAGTCTAAAAAGCTTCACCGCACTGCTATTGGCGATGTAATACCTACCTCATGGAATCTGCTTTGCATTGATCCTGTCGAGGTCGGTGACATTGTAACCGTAGACGGCGAAGAGCTGACCATCGTTGACATTGGGCTTACCGAACTGGTCTGGATATCAGGGAAAGTTCTTGGGAGGTTTTGCCATGCCTAAAAAAACCGGTATAACGATTACCAGCGAATTTAATGGCGACGATATCAAGAAACACATGGAAGGCGCTATTAAACAGGCGCTTTGGGTACAAGGTCAAGCCTTAATAGCCGAAGCGCAGAGGCGCAAGCTTGTTCCGCTCGACACTGGTACGCTGCGGCGGTCGGCTGTTGTAACGCTGAACGAATTACCGTTAATGTCGCAAGTGCATGGTATGGCTGAAGCATCAGACGGAAACAACCCCGTGGTAGTTGACGATCCCAAGAAGCACAGTGGGCCAGTCAATGACGTTTATGTTTCGTACAACACGCCATACGCCGCAACGCTCCATGAAAATCTCAACGTGGTTCATAAACCTGAATGGGAGCCGCGAGACTGGCGCAGGACTGCCAGCGGCAAGATCGTTCCCAAACCAGCAGAGGGCGAGCCTAAATGGATTGAGAAAGCCAACGCCTCAATCCTCTCAAAGCTTGCGGCGATAGCGGCCAGCGCTATAAGGAAATACCTGCCATGACGCCTATTGAATCTTTAGCGGCGGCGCTTGATACCGTTGGAATAACCCCGCTCTACTTGATGGAAGGCGCGCCGGACGCTGAGAACACGGCGATATCTCTGACGCCTTATATGGGCGCGCCGATAAGCGCAGACCAGGCGCTTATTGGCGATGAACAGAGCGTTCAGGCATACATTCGCGGCGATAGATACGCGGAAGGCTACGAATTGGCTTGGAAAGCCTACAGAGCCGTATGCGCCCTGATGGAGCAGCAGGAGTCCTTTGAGGATTACCGCATTGCCGGCGTGATGCAATCCCCTACCTACATAGGCAGGGATGAAAAACGCAGATATTTACTAAGTTTTAATTTCAGAATGAGGAGGTTTTAAAATTGGCTGGTGATGTAAGGAATATAAAACTTGGCAGTGCATGGGTTGCTGTCTTAACGCACGGCGGTAAATTCCGCGTACTTGGTTTTTCACAAGACGGCCCTAATTTAGCATATAGCGCCACAACTGAAGGTGTAGACGTAGATCAGCTCACGATGTCTATATTGAACCGGATAACTGACGAAGAAGTCAGTTTCACATTCCCCGCAGTGGAAATAACTACGGAAAATCTTACGTTAGCCTTTCCTGCGGCTAGCGTGAGCGGCAAGCGTGTGACCGTATATCCTGCTGGCTCCGTTAATATCGCTGACAAAATAGCGGCGATACTCATCCATCCTGTTTACAAAGGCGCTCCGGCAGGCAGTGAAATAGACTTATCTGACCCGTCATATGACAGTTCGGAAGACATTTTGTTATTCGGTACTCCGTCATCGGAATTCGATATAACTTTTGCGCGTGATGGCATTTGGAAGGTCACGCTTGGTTTCGACGGAGTAGCCAGCGCAATCGGCGCATTGCTGGATTGGGGTGACCCGTTCCTGCAAGATTTAACATTTACCCCAACGGACATGACGGGCGCTATCGGCGCAGAAGTAACACAAACCCTTACGGCTTCTGGCGGCACGGCTCCTTATACGTTCTCTGTCGCGCCCTTCCCTGGCTGGAATGTCGATGGTGACGAACTTAAATTTACGAGCGATACGCCGGGCGAGTATAAGACACTTGTTTATGCGATGGATGGCGAGCGGAAGTATTCTCCTGCGCTTATCACCGCGACTATTTCTTAATTCGAGGTGTAAAACATGAGTAATTTTTTTGATGCTGATGAATTGGGACTAGCGGAATTAAAGCTTAATGGCAAAACTCATAGCTTTCGCCCCGCCACAATAGCTGACGAGCGGGAGTACCTGCCAACCATCCAAAAGCGCTTCGATAAGGCCAAAGGTCAGGGCGAGCGTGACAGTATAAGAATAGAAGTCATACGCAAGTACATACCAGAATTATCAGAAGATGAGTTGCGTACCGTATCGCCGTATGTACTTGTTAACATCTATTATTTCGCAATCCATGGTATAAAACTTCCCAAAGAAAAAAACTAACCGCCCCCGCCTCCTCCGCCACTGATGGAGACGGGGGTAAAATCGAGGCGTCTTACCTTATTGCCAAAGCCGCATATGAATTTGGCTGGACGCTACCACAAATCTTTGCCATGACCAGAATTGAGCTTCGCGCCATGCTCAAACATTTGCCAAGACTTAAACTTGAATCCGCAACATATACAGCCTTAGCATTTAACGACCCGCAAAAATTAAACGAATCCTTGCAAGAGATACGCGACAAAGATTTATCCCCGCGTGAAAGATGGGCGCAGGGTATTGCCGCATTAAAAGGGGGTGGTAAACGATGAGCCTTGAAGCCGGTCAGATATATACAAAGTTGACGATGGACAGCAGGCCGTTTGAAGAATCTATAAAAAACTCAGTCGGTTCCGTTGATAAACTGAAAGATGCCATAACCGCAAAAAACGAAGCCCTTGAAGAAACCATGAAAAGCTCAATCCAGTCGGTTGAAGACTTGAGAGAGGCCATAGAAGCTAAAAATGAAGCTATTAAAAGCTCCAATGAGGCCATGGAGAACCTAACTGGCATGACTGGTGCGTCAAATCGGGAGCTTGTGGCTCTTACGCAGGTTGCAAGGCAATTCGGCGTTACCTTCCCCAACTCTATGACTCAGGCCACCAATTCAATCGGCGGCTTAAACAATGCTATAGGTCAGGCGATAAACCTACAAAGAACACTTAACAGCTTGAAAATGCTAACTCCAAAAGGAATGGCCATGACCCTGCTGTCTGGAACTGTGGCCTTCGCATCAAGGATTATATCTGACGCAGAAGAGCGCGGAGAGGCTTTACTCAATGAGGCCGAGCGTAAATACGATGCCTTTTTCCTTGCAATGGAGTACGCGCAGCGCGGCCAGCTGGCCAACCTTGAGCAGTTCAACGAAGCGCAGCAAAGAGCCTTGCAACTCACATATGAGCGGGCGCGTGCCGAAGAAGCCGTCAGGAAAGAAACTGAAAAACATATCGCCGCATCGGCAAGAGCTGTAGCGAGCGCGCGGGATTTAATTGACCTGGTAAACACTCCCCCAACCAACTCGCTGATGCACATTGTAAATCTCAGGGCGCTTGAAGATGCTGAGGCCGAGCTTTCCAAGATGCTGGAACATGCGGCAAGTCTTGATCATAGCGTCAAAGAGAACGCTGACAGCTGGCGATATCTCTTCAACACCTTGCAGGAAGTCCAGGGAAAGCTGAGAGATTTAGCTGACATAGACGTTTACGCCCCGCGAACTATTGATTTCTCCGACTACACAAACAACCTCGACTCCTTTAAGCGCGAGATACAAGACCAATTATCTTCGGCTGTTGAAAACGGCATGAACCCGCAGAGGGCCTATGAGGTTTTCAGTGCGGAGATGAATAAAAAAATCGGCTCGATATCGCGGAGTATGAGAGAAACACTCGGCGGAGCCTGGGCCGCGTCATGGGAGGATTCCGCAAGGCGCAGTTTTGGGCTGGACGAAACGAGCCGAGAACTGAGGCGTTTCCGACAGGAGACTGAAAGAGCGGCGCACGAAATCCAGAGGTACCAGGAATTTCTCAGGCAAACCGGTAATACGTCAGATTTTGCAAGGCAACAGCTTGGTAGGATGACAGAAGAATTTACACGTCAGCGCTTTGCGCAGCTCGACCCTATTCAGCGGCAAAAAGTCATTGACGAACTTGAAAGGCTTGGGCAAACCGCTGGAGGCCAGTACGCCCGTGCCCTTGCCGAACAACTCAAAGGCGGCACAAGAGACGCGATTGAAGATGCTCAGGCCGCTATTAGGTCAATAAGCACAGAGGATTTTGAAAACGCTTTCGTCAGGGCTATCAACAGAGCGACAAGGCAGGATGCGCCGCTCGTAGACCCTGAATCTTTGCGCGGGCTTCGGGAGCTGGAAATTGAAATCGACGGAGCCATGCGCCGGATAAGCGGACGCGAGGCCCGTATGCTCAACGAAGGCGGGCGAAATGCTGAGAGGGTAATGGACTCGCTCAGGACGCGCTTTAAGTACGAGGATCGAGCCGCTGAGCAAATCGCTGAAAAACAGCGGGCGCGTTGGCGGGAAGAAAACGAATGGCGTAAACGCGCCGGGCTTGAACTTGTAGGCCCAAGCGAATACTGGCCTGATGAAGAGTTGCCGCCGGATGTAGCTATTAGCCTACTGTCATCGCTCTTACCAGCAGCTAAAGAAATTGGAGCAGAGGCGTGGGAGCAATTCAACTACAGCTTTTCACAGGCGGCAATGAATATTGAACCTCCGACAATGCCCGTGCCTCAAATTGACATAGACGCCTTCGGGCGCGGAGTCGTAGATCAAATGAACACGATTGCGCCGTCTGTATCGGCCAGTATTACGTCGATGTTCAGCGGCATAAGTTTTCAGCTTGAACCACTTGGCAAAGAGGCTGGGCAGGCTTTCGCCGAGGGAATTCGCAGAGGCTTCAACCCAAGCGGGTTAGCCAGTGATATTTACGATGTGCTGATGCGGCGATTCAGGAGCGAAATCGCGGCGGCGGGAGGCGGTTAAATGCCAACCCTGAAAATTAACGATACGACGATCAATTTTACTGTCCGTGGCTCGTATAAAGTTGAAATCAATCCCGAAAACGGCGCACGGCAATGGCGCATGGAGATTTTTGCAGGCCCCAATGCGGTGAAGCCTGCGCAGTATCATGAGCTAATCCCACTGCTTTTGTCGTCGTCGCTGGCGTTTACGGACGAAGAGGGCATTGCGCGGCAGGTTGAAATTTCGGACATGATTCACGTCACGGGTGTACTGCAAGGCTTCCCGATACTCTCTGTCGCTATCGCCGAGCCACACTTCGACGCCACCAGCGACGACGATATTGAGATCACGGGAACGCTTATGTTTATGAGTGGAATTGAGGTCATCAATATCAATTTCACTACAACGCTGGCGAATTTTAATACCACTGACGGATTTATTGGTCAATTTGGGCGCTCGCTTACAGGGCACCTTGTTCAAACTGGCGGCGTGGCGAGTTACGGGATTTGGAGTTTTACCATTCCGAACTGGCGCAATCCCATGCCGCGGGTCGGCTCTTGGATTTGGTTCAGCGTGGAATACACTGATAAAACTGGCATACCGGTACAGGTATTCGGCTCTGGTAGACCTACAACGCCGCCGCGCCTGGCTGGGGACACGTTGAGCATTACGCTGGAAGAGGCTTTGTGATGAGAATAGAACTATCAAAGACAATCCGCTGGTATGCGACGTTTAACGATGACGGGAGTGCCACAGCTACACTGGTTTATGCGGACTTTATCCCTGCATCACGCTGGGTTGAGCTTGTCGATCACGACAACAACATAATATTCATGGGGCTGGTATCGCTCATAACACTTGTTGAGGTAGGCGTCGGCTTTCAAATCGACCTCGAAGACCCGCTGAGTGCTGGCGCTTTGGATGGGATTGTGTGGCAGGGTATGCCGCAAGACTTCCCAGAGGGCAGCACGAAGCGTGAAATCGACGCATGGAGTTTGGCGCACGGAGTACGATACCACTATACAAGCGGCGGTGTGTATGTAAATTCGGCGAGTAGCAGCGGTGGAGCAGCGCATACGGTACATGACTTTGAGGTGCTTGGGCGCGTAACCAGATTCGGCGTTAACAGAGACGGATACTTCAACCGCATCGTTGTGACTGGCAGAGCGGCGAAAGATATTTTCGCAGAGCCGGAAACCGTGACGCTGAGCTATGAAGGCATCACGGTTACTGAAACGCGTCAGGGGAATAGATTGATTGCCCGCCATGTTGTAGAGGGCGACAGCGAATCTAATGAAACATGGCAATGGGATACGCGGAACGTTTGCACCAGGTACACAAACGAAGAAACATTTCCGTCCAGGTATAAGCATTGGATTGGCACGTTTAGAGACCGGACACGGACATTACGCACGGCCATTGTCAACGATGATGATATCTCAGAGTACACGATACATCAGGAAGTAATTCAGGAAGCATGGCGGCCCGTAGTTACTGGCACGCAAAGCTATATTGATGCGCTTGAACCCGTGCGTGAGGAAGTGACCGACATAACTCGAAGCGCTGACGGCTCTGGAACAAAATCTGTCCATGTTCGCGAAATAGCCCGCAACAGGTATACCGGCACCATGACGCGCACCATTGACGGCGAAGAGGTGACGATCACCTTCCCGCTTTTTCCATTTTACGAGATGTTAGACTATTCCGGCGAACGAACAATTTACAGGCGTGTAAACGACCGCCCGTACAGCTTTACCATGAAAAGCGAGGCTCGGCTGATGGCTCTATCTGACACCGAAACAGGCGTCGGCTTATCCAGGGCCGGTTCGGCATTTGGATATTCCGAGCCGGAGCAGCCGGAGATGGAAGAGGCTATACAAACTATCTCAGCCGAGGTTGAGCATTACGAAGAATGGAACCAGAACATCGGCGTCTTTGAGCGCAGAGAAAGCCTGCCGCACATTGATATCCCTGAATGGATTGGAACTAACGAAGCGCTGCATAGCTGGCTCCATCAGCGGGCGGTGCAATTCGCGCGAAGTTTGCGGGCGCGGAATGATTTTCGAGATGAAATTGTTTTAACTCTGCCATGGTCGTACAGGTCACGCGAAATCGCGGAGCGGGTTTGGAACAACGGCACATGGGAGGTATCCGCGATGCAATACACTTACGACAGAAACACCATGCAGGTGGTTATCACCGGAGCACGCCCGTCCACACAGACTTTACCGAGACGGAGCCAGCTTAGCCCAGCCGCTATGTTGATAGGCACTATGCGCAAGCTGGACGAGAATCAGGACAACATACAAAGCGGGCGAGTAATTCGTCCTATATCGTCGAGTAAGGCGCTTGTGGAGTCCGGCGGCAGACGGTACGAGGTAGCTAATCCAGTTCGCGGCCCCCTATGGGCTGGGGATGGAATAACACTATACAGAACGACCGGCAACCCGCCGCGACCGCATGGGGGTGTATTATGAGCTGGTATGCGCTAACTCAAGCAACTGAGAATAAAATTAGCGGGGGCGGCAGTGTATCGCAAGTGCCAGTAATCCCGCCAGAAAGAGACTTTGAGCTGCGCGTAGAGCGCGGGATAATCGTTGAGACTGGAGAGTCGTCGGGGCGCTTTAAGGCTGGGACTGAATTGACGGTACGAGCAGGCGACCCACCTTCCGGCACAAATCGCTTTGACGTGTGGCTGGAATCCTTGGAACCTGACTTTACAGAAGAGCGTGTGAGCCTTTACGCCGCAGACCCAAGTGCGCCAACAACCGGCTACATAATGCCGGAATACGATATCCGTCTTGAGGCTACGTTCAATTTTGTGAACGAACCCCCCGTGCGCTCCACACTGACCGTTATTAACGGTACTGGCAGCGGCTCGTTTGTTACCGGACAGACAATAATTGTCCGGGCGAACAACCCACCGGACGACAATCACAGGTTTGACTGCTGGACAGGCGACAGTGGGATTTTAGATAACCCTGACGCGATACGCACGCTAGGTACTATGCCGGGGCGTGACGTAACTGTGGAGGCAACGTACAAACGGATTCCTTTTGACCCCCCCGGTGACGGAAGCGGTAACTGGGAGCCGCAGACTTTAGTTTCCGGCATAATTCCGTGGGCCCATTCGAATTTCATCGAAGACCAGCCGGTTGATGGTAGAGTCCCCACTTTCAAACGCTGGAAGCTTGGCGTCTTGCATTGGCCAGCTGTTATGTCGCATGTCCGTATTGACAGCCGGTCGATGTCGGAGACGAGAAGCGGTGCTTTTCAAATAGTAATAGCCTCTTCGCGTAGCGATATGGGGGCTGTGATCCCTGCGGCAATGGGGGCTAACAGGCATGGAATGCTTGGCAGTTCTTCTCTAGACACCGTTGTGACGCACTTTATTGAGACGAATTGGTTTAACGGCGACATCGATCTTACTACCCGATTACCAGCTTCTTGGGATTCCTGGCAACCCCTCATGGGGCCTAGTAATATGCTTGGCGTCATAAATGGGATTATACATTTTACCGGCAGGCTTATTGCCAGAAACGCTGTTCTTAGAACAGTTGATAGGCCATTGGCATTACAAAACGTAGGCGCGGGCATAGGTGATATAGCATATCTTACTGAGCGGCTTGCTGTGAAGCGCGATGGGTCTGTGCATGCGATTCATTTTGAACGGCCTAACGACGCCCTCATTAGCAGCGCCAGGCGCGTAGTGTCCTTGTCGCCCATAGGCGCCAGGCAATACAAGCAGGTTCGCGGCTGGTTGGCAATAGGCGAAGACGACCGCCTGTACAGCAGATTTTGGGGGCATGGGCTCGATGTGCCATATGTGGAAACTATTCTCCTGGGTGGATCAATTGATAGGATATATGGTTACGACGATTATATGCTTGTTGAAGACCTCGCGAATGTGGAGTTTTCAAGCCTAGTAGACAACGGCCCTGGTGCTATAGATGTGGACGGTACGCTATGGGTTTGCGGAAATCTTGGCGTTGATTTAGGAACTGAGGTAATACGCCGCACATTTACCTCGGATTCATGGACTGAGTTCGAGGTGCCAAGGTCAACCGATAACCGTTTTATCAAGCGCCTGGAAAACGTAAAAAAAGCTCTGTTTAGCGTTATATATTCCGGCGCTCGCCTCATATCAGCACCTAATGATATAGACTGGACTTTCCATCCCTATCGGGTATTTGGAATCGCTCACATTCCTGGGGTTGTTAGTGGCAGCTATCCAAGCCAACTAGTTGCACTGATGAATGACGCCACGTTAAAAGTGACTGGCGGGGACATTAACTTGGGTGCACAGCACACCAGCATCACATATTTCGACAGCGAGATGGACAATATCACCATCACGCAACCCATAGATCGCTTTCTTCACACCTATACGCTTTTTGGAAACGAGCCTGGTAAACATTTGGTTTTTACACACCAAGAAGACAGGGGGCGGGTTAGTGTTCCTAACACAGATCGTACCACGATACGGATTCGGGAATCTACAATCGTCGGTAACTATGCATTCGATTTCGTCGACTGCCCACTTGGGCCTGACACTCTAGCCGTTGATATTTTTATCGCGCGCGGACTGCTATTTGCTACCGTTGGCGTGAAGAAGGAGGAGGACTAAAATCATGCAAAACCAAATACATTATCGCAACGATACAGGCTTAATATTGAGAGGTCGAGGGGGCAGAGAAATCCGCCCCCTCGAATCTTTTTGGACGCCGGACTATGAAGACCCTGCGCTTGAGTTGACTATCCTCGAAGACAACACGCCGCCGATCGTGCGAGCGTCTTCGGAGGTAAGCGTCACGGCAACGCCGCAGCAGGTGTTGATTCCGTCGCCACAGAGAGCGGCGGCGCTTATCGAAATAACAGTACAGGCCGTTACGGACGGCGCGCGCATTGAGGTTGGATTCAACCGCGAAGCTGACCCAACCGCTCCTGTGGACGCAATAACGCGCTATTGCGAGCGGGTTGACACTCGCAGGGCGTATTGCTTGTGGTTGTCCGGCACTGGAACGGCAAGGGTTATATTCAAGGAGGTGCTCAATACATGAACAATCCCCACGAACTGCCGGGCTTTGCGCCGGAGAATAGAGGCGGCGGGGGTGGTGGTAGTGGAACGCCAGGCCCTATGGGGCCGCCTGGCCCTCAGGGTACTCAAGGGCCGCAGGGCATTCAAGGCGCAATAGGCCCTCAAGGGCCGCAAGGGTTACAGGGCACAGCAGGAGAACAAGGCCCGCCTGGAGCAACGGGGCCTACGGGCGCACAGGGGCCGCAGGGCTTGCAGGGGGCGCAAGGAGAGGCGTCTATTGCCAATATCAACGCTCGCGGCGCTTGGGACGCCGTTACAACGTACAGTATCAATGATTTAGTGGTAGCGCCTCCTGATGGACATGCCTTTATCTCGACTATCGACAATAATACCAATCAACCGCCCTCAACATCGCCCGCGGCATGGGCTAAATTTGTGGCAGCAGGAGCGCCTGGAGAGCAGGGCGTACAAGGCTCGCAGGGTGCAGTAGGAGCCACTGGCCCCCAAGGAATGCCGGGCGAAGCTGGGCCGCAGGGCGCTCAGGGAGCGCAAGGAGCGGCGGGGGCAATTGGCCCTCAGGGGGCGCCCGGCATTCAAGGGCCTGCTGGCGCGCAGGGGATACCAGGGCCAACTGGGCCACAAGGCCCGCCTGGAACTCTTGCCGACCTTCCAGATAACCTCGTTTCCTCCCCTGAAAAAACAACGCTGTACACGCACGAATGCACGTGGCCCGAGTATCAGGCGCTGGAAGAAAAGGCTGCGACAGACCCAGTTTTCGGGGCGATCCATGACCTGACTCTGTACAGCGTGGACGGCGATCCCGCAGATGTAGGGGTCGAGGTTGGCTCAGTATCTCAACCGCAGTGGGATTCTCGCACGTTCGCATTTAACGGCCCTACGTTTAGCGGCGAGGTCAATGCGCTGTCTGTTAAATTGACTCCCGCCATTACGCTTGTTTCCTTCTGGGGCTTCGCGCTGCAAAACGCTACTGGCACGACTGGGCAGAGCTATACGATATTGTCTCCGGCCACCTATCCGCTGTTGGATAGATTTATAGGGCAGGTCGACCAGATGGCCTACGGATACAACGCGAATATAGGCAGTTTCTCGTATTCGCCTATCAGAATAACGGCCACGCAGGGGTTTGAGATTGTTACCGCGCCAAACATCGCAGTTGGCACACGGTTTTCGTTCCAGTTTGTATTGATGCTGGCAGAATAGGGGGTGGAGATATGTCCACACGACACGGAAGCAAGTTGATAGCAACAATAGGCGGTAGTATCGAGATAGATTGGATACGGCCATTCAGGCCAACCGGCCTCAGCCCTGTTAATGGCTCAATAGACGTGCCAACCATGACCAGGCTTGTAGCGACGCCTTATGCGCATCCCTCACAAGTGCCCATTAACGGCTCGCACTGGCAAATTGCCACGGATGAGGATTTTACAAATTTGGTTTTTGACCAGCGAGTGGCGCA